GGCTACGGCGACGGCTCCGGCGACGGCTCCGGCGACGGCTCCGGCTACGGCTCCGGCTACGGCGACGGCTCCGGCTACGGCGACGGCTCCGGCGACGGCTCCGGCTCCTATTGGCTCGCGTGCCTCAAGTATTTCGCCGAGAAGTGGAGCGATGCGCAACGCGCACGCTTGGATGAACTGAAAGCGCTGGGCGCCAAGATCGCTTACTGGCGCTCCAAAAAAGACGGCCAGCCGATTCACGGTCGCCGATCCACTGCCGCAGCGGTTGGTGTCGTACACAAAGCGCCAGGACCCTTGCAACTGTGTGCCGCTGGAACACTGCACGCGACACACCTGCCGCCCAGATGGCCTGGCGATCGGCTGTGGGTCGTTGCGCTCATCGGCGAGACGATTGGCGATGAAGAAAAGTTTGGCGCACTGGAGCGCGAAATCATTGGCGAGGTGCTGCCATGACGCGATTAGAAATACGTTGCAACGGGTGTAAAGAAATCTTTGCTGAAGACGACATCGTTGGCGAAGGTCTCTGTCCTTTCTGCCTCGATTCGTCTCTGTTCGAGCGAGAGATTGAGGAAGAGTTCACTGACCAAGAAATGATGGACGCCCTCGATGATTTGGCGAAAGAAGAGTCAATTTATGGCCGCTGAAGTAATCACTCTGCCCGATGTCTGCCGTGCAATCGACGCTCTGGGCTCAACTGCCCTTCGCATCAAAGCACAGCGCGATCACATGCAGGCAGCGCTCGAGGACCTCGTGCTAGGTGCTGAGCTGATGCTCGATCCGGGGCTGTTCCTGTCTGACTCATTCAGACGCTATGTGCTCGAGGTGCGCAAGGTGGCAAAGGAGGGGCTGTCATGAGCTGCGAGTGTGACGAAGGCCGCTATTGCGACAAGCATCTAGCCGAAGCAGAGGCAGAGCACGCGTACCTCAGGGGCAAACCGCGTTACTGGGTCTACAACGATCAACAAGCGCGCGACGAATTCAATCAAGACTTGCACGATGCCGGCCGCGGCCACTTGGTGTTGCCGTGAGCAAGAGTCAAGCGCTTTACGAGCGCAATATGGAATTGCAAAAAGCTCTTGCGGAAATCGCGTCTCTAGAAGAGCAGCGTAGTCATTGGTTACAACAGGCCCTATCCAAGTCGGAATTGATAGCCGCCCTAGAGGCTGAGAACGCGAGGCTCAACATGGAAATGGTTGCGTATCGCGAAAAGCTGACCTTGAAAGATGCGGAAGCAATGATTGCCGTGATCAATGCGCTTACTGCCGAGAAGGCAGCGCGGGGAACGAAGTCATGAGCTGGCAAGTCGCTCTGCTGATTCTCTTCGGCGCTCTTCTCTGCTTTTGCTTTGTCGCAATCATCGTCGAGGCAATGATCCAGCAAAAGCACAAGCACCGTATCGCACGATTGCGTGGGCATAACCCATATGCGGTCGGCCGCGATGCCTATCAAGAGTTCAAAGGGGCACGCAAGTGAACGTGCCAGTTTTTTGGATGTGGGACCCACAAGCGGAGGCGATCAAATCGCCGTTCGTTCGCCAGCCCCATTACAACGATCTATTAGCCGATCTGATGGAGTGCGAGCCGCACTTACGCACGCTTGCGCGTTTGTGCGAGGCGTGCGAGGGGTCCGGTGAAATCGTCCGCGTCGACGACTACGACAACGAGGAGTGGCGACGCTGCGAGCACTGCAGGCCAATTTGGGATTTGGCAGAGCGCATTAACCCGTCTCCACCGCCGCCAGAATCCATGTACGAGGAGGTCGATGATGACATCCCATTCTAGCTCACCGATGACCGAATCCTCCCTAGAGGCCCTGCTACGTGGCTCAGTGTTGCTCGCACAGCGCAACAAGCGCATTGCCGAGCTAGAAGAGCAAGTGCGAGATTTGCAGGAAACCAACTGTAACTTACGGGCGCGGCTCAATGCTCAGTTCGATCTGTCGTGTGATGACCGGCCGGCGCTACTCAGACTGCAGGCTGACTAATAACCAGGAGAAATGAATGAACACTAAAGCCGAAGACTGGGAAATGGAAGAAGCGATGGAAACGGGCAGGCCAAAAGTGATCCTGCGTTATGGCGAGATAGCCGCAGCCCTGGCAAAGGCACAGGCTGAGATGCACAACCCAAAATTTGATGCATCCAACCCATTCTTTAAGTCCAAGTTTGCCTCACTCGCTGCGGTGCGCAATGCGGTCATTCCGATGCTCGCTAAGTATGGGATTTGTCTTACGCAAGACCTGACGACCACCGAGGGGGCTATCTCTTGCCGGACGATCTTGACGCACGCAAGCGGTCAGCAAATGATCTTTGGCCCCCTGACCCTGCCTATCTCGAAAGCCGACGCACAAGGCTATGCGGCGGCGGGAACCTATGCCAAGCGCATCTCCATGCAATCGGTCGTCGCTGTGGTCGGGGATGATGATGATGATGGGGAGTCGATGAAAAAAACCAACGGCCATACCAACGAAGTTACGGATAAGCAGCGTGCTGCGACTCATGGGCGGCTAGACGAGATCAATGGCGATCTGGGTAGAAACGTTGCGCCCGCAGAGGCAGAGCGACATGCAATCACCATGCGCTCTATCCTGCAAGAGGACGTAGAGCATCGGATAAAAGCGCTGAAGGTTCTCGATTACCACCACGTCATCAACAAGGATCAAGACCTCTACGGTGCTGCGAGTAAGTTCCTCACCCCGGCGGAGCGCAGCGAATGGAAAGCTTATCGGGATGAGGCCAAGCAGCAAGAGGCCGATGACAGAAAGGTGACCAATGTAGGCAAGCGGTTTTGATCGATCAATCGCGAATGGAAGCGGCCATGGAATTTTTAGCTGACACGGATGAAACCTTTGCCGAGGCCAAAGCGCAATTGCTGCGCAGTGAAATTCTGGTCAAACGGGTGCGGGCGCGAGTCATTGTGAACGAGGAAGGGCCAATGGACCTGCGTAAAGCGAAAGCAGAGGCGCACCCTCAGGTTGGAGAGGCAGACGAAGGGCTTATAGAGTCCACCCTAGCATTCGAGTCCCTAAAGGCTCGCAGGAGCCGCGCAGAGATCGTTATCGATGTCTTTAGAACGCTTGAGGCGTCGAGGCGTAAGACGTGAAAAAGGCCGATCTAGAGCGCTTTCGTCGACTACACGCAACCGGCTGTATTTGTTGTGAAATGTTGGGCGAAAGGTACCGCGGACCCACTGAAATACACCATATCGTCGACATGGGCTATCGCAAGCATTCAGGGGGCCATCAGGCGACTTTGCCGCTGTGCGCCTATCACCATCGGGGCGTTATCACTAACGCAGATCATGCCTCTTGGCGGCAAGTCATGGGACCGGCACTGTCGGACGGCTCGAAAGCATTCCGCGCCAGATGGGGCACTCAGCGAGAACTCTTGGCAAGAGTGAACGCAGGGATCTTAAAAGAAAAAGAGAAAAAACATGACTAAAGAGCAATTCGCCTTGATCTGCCAATGGGACAAACGTTGTGGTGACAATGAAGGAACGATGTTTGGCACCACGATAGACCGGCGCCGGCTGATTGAGTACGTGAAAGAGCTAGAGGCTGAGATTGCGGAAGACAACGAAGAGCGCGGCTCTTGGCACAAGATCGAATTGGCTTACCGCAAGCGCATCGAAGCGCTAGAGGCTGAGAACGCGAGATTGAGGGAGGCGATAAACCATTACGTTTCGCGAACGACTATTGGCAGCCCTTATGGTGCAGACGGTTTGAAGGGGGCGGTGGCTCATCACGAGCATTACAAGGCCTATTTCGAGCAAGCCCTAGCGCAGGGAACGAAGACACCCGAAGTGAAGCTACCGTGAATCAAGATGGGTCTTGAGATCGTGCCTATGAATATCAGCGATGCCAAAGAGTTTGTGGCACAGCATCATCGACACCATTTACCGCCGGTCGGAGCGCTCTTTGCAATTGGTGCATCCATGGCCGGTGAGATTGTCGGAGCGGCGATTGTAGGCAGGCCGGTGGCCCGTAGGAGCGATGACGGATGGACAGCGGAAGTGACGAGGATGGCTACGAACGGAACGCGCAATACCTGCTCGATGCTATATCGCGCTTGTTGGCGCGCAGCATCCGCAATGGGCTACAAACGACTTGTGACATACACCTTAGCGACCGAGACGGGAAGTTCATTGAGAGGCGCCGGATTCAAACTCATCGGGACAGTACCGGGGCACTCGTGGTCACGTACGGCCAGACCAAGAGTGGACCGCCATCCGACGCAAGATAAGTTTCGGTGGGAATGCTCCGCCGTTCTCGCAGAGACACCCGCTACGAACAAGGGTGAGACGTGATTTCGCTAGAACAACTGCGCGAACTGGTCGCCCTGCAGGCTGCAGACGAGGCGCTGTGGTGCACGGATCGTATCCATATCGAAACCGCCTATGTGCAGCAGGGATTGCGCTGGCTCACGAATGCCATCGAGGGTACTTGGACGTTCGAGCAGGCGCGCGATGCCATCAAAGAGATGCAGCCGTGATTGTTGATTTTCGCTCTTGGATAGCTTTAGCACTGACGATTGTCTTTTGCTTCTGGTTCTTTCGTGAGTAGGTGCAAAGATGGATGAATCAAAAGTCCGTACCGGTAGACCGCCTCGGCTCTCTCGGGCTGATGAATTCGAGCTGTATTGCTACCGCAAAAGCGGTGTTTCGATCAAGACATGCGCGTCCATGTGGCGGGTCTCTGTGCCAACAGCAAATCGCATCATCGCCAAGTTTCGCGAGCATGCTGCCCGGGTCGAGCCATTGGCCCGCGAGTTTCGAGACATGATCGACTCACTCAAAGATTCTACTTTAACTTGATCGCATATATTTATGATACATCCAGCCAATATGTCATTCTATACATTATGCGAAGTCTACGGGCGTGTATTGTGGGTAAATGGCTGGTCCAGAAAATCCGTTTTACGGCATATCAATCAAAGAGATAGCTGCCGTTTGCCACGTCGATTTGACGACCGCCAGACGCTGGAAGCGCGGGGCCCGTTGCCCGCCAAAAATGGCACTTCTGATACTAGCTGGCGACCTAGGCTGCTTCAGTCCAGAGTGGTCTGGATGGCGCATCTGTGGTCAGGATTTGGTGTCCCCGGAAGGCTGGCGAATCGCCCGTGGACAAGTCCTGATAGTGCCCCTCATGCGTCAGCAGCTCGCCGCTTATGCGGTGGAATTGAAGCGCGCCAAAGAGGCACTCCTTTTGACACAAGAGCAGCCCTCCCCAGCGGATTGGCCGGAGTGGGTATTTGAGAAGCTCGCCTGATGACTTGTTGATGTATCAAAACTAGGGGATCAGAATGAGACAAATACAAGCGCTTCGGTGGGTAGAGAAGCAAAGCTTATGGGGACCAGTTCTCAAGCGTTTGCAGGGGTACTTAGACGCACGTCAGGAACGCAAGATTGCCAAGCACAATTACATTGCGGGGACTGCTTGGTTAGCTTTTGAACGAGGTGAGATATCGAGAGAGGCTTTCTTGAGGGTGATGAAAGATACAAAACCATAAATGGAGACGACCTATTACGTCTATAGCCCCTTACAACGGTTCCTAGTCGAGGACCTGAAATGGTGCGGGTGCGGTAATCCGGAGCTGGCTTTGAGTTTCATGCGCGAGGTGTTGCGGGCCATCAGGGCGCGGTCTGATGCCAAACATGACGACCCATCTAATGAGGCGCTTAAGGCTTTGTTGCCTTACGAGTCGGGGCTTGCCGAGTCGTACTGGTACATGTTGGATGAGCACGACCTGATCGAACACGGTGGCAGTTGCGGCGGCGGATGGTTGAGCGAGAAAGGTATCAGGGTCCTGGCATTGCTCAATGAGGTTGAAGACTTTGAAGAAGCCTTGGATGACGTAGAAGTGACTGAGGAAGAGTTTAAAAGGGATACAAAATAAGGGGGGCGGGATGAAAACAATATTGTTATTGCTGCTATGCGCTACGGCCAGCGCACAGACGCTCGACTACACCGGGGCTATAATGAGTGGGACTATGACCAGTGTGCAGGGTAATGCCCTGGTTACATCGGATATCACCGGTTGGCTCACCGCAGAGATTGTGGTGCAAAACAATATTTTGATGTCGTATGACGCAGCCTTTCACACGGGCGATGTGGTGTTGCCGTTAGAGCAGATGGGCGGTGCTTTCGTAAATACCGGATATCCCGCCACGACTTATACCGGGCCGGCGGCAGGTATCGTCTTAACGATGGATCAGGGGCAGGTAACAGGGGCTCTGTTTGGCTTTGACAGCCATAACTACAACGGTTCAAACATGAGGCTGATTATCGGCGATGATTCATTTGATTATTTGTGGGGTCATAACGGCACCTGTGCGGATCATCAAAACTATGTGGATGGGTCATTCTCAGGGATCGAGACATCCATTTGCAGTGCAACACTCAGCAGTCAAACACCGGGTACGTGGGCTATGCAGCCAGTGGCGGCTCCTGAGATGGATGCGAAGGGTGTGGGTGCCTTTCTGCTGCTTGCCTTTGGCTTAGCTGCGATTCGTGGGCGCGAGCGATAATGGCCCTGATGTGCTCTATTTCACGGTCTAACTGAGCGAGTTTTTCGAGCTTGTCCTGCAACGTCATGGCCCCGAATATGGCAAAAGACGTTGAGTGTATCTGTACGGTTCCTAACATTAAGTGAAATAAGTCACGGGGTGGGAGGATGGTGAAGCGGTACGGAGTAATGCACCAGTCAAACTCGCTCGCCGTCATGGAAATGGTGGACGGTAAGTATGTCCTCGCCGCCGACTACGAGGTCCTAGAAGCGCGGGTGAAAGAGCTAGAAGCGGCGCTGGGGTCGATGAGAAATGACCGCGATTACCATCGTAATGCGGCGCTTGAACAGAGTGTTTATTGGCGCAACCACTATGCCGACCGCGTTACAGAGCTGGAGGCTGCTATCTCGGCCAAGCCTCAATCAGTGAGTTGAGTCTTTTGGCGTCACGATCGCAGGCATTGATATAGCCTTGGAGAGCGTCTTCAAAGCCTCCGGTGACTGGGCCGGGAGGGATAGTTCCACCGGTATTGCTGGTACTTTTGGGCAAGGCAGGGCAATGAGCCTGGGAGTAGACATACACCCGATGGGCAATGCCAGGATCGACAGGAGTAAGGAAAGCTTGTTCATATGATTGAAGTACTCGTTGCAGTCTATCCGTCTCTTTTTGGGTTGCCGCCCTTTGAGCTAGAACCGCCGTCGCAACAGCCTGAGCAGATTCCGATTCTAGCCGCGCCACCTCTGCCCTACCTGCCGCCCTACCAAAGTGAAATCCCGTGGTCACTAGACCTAGAATTATTGCTAGGGCGATACCCGCCTTGATGTAGAGAAGGTACGGAGTCACGGCTTAGGCGGGCTGTCGGGAGGACCGTCAGAGGCTCGCCACATCCTCGACCATTGGCTTTTAAGCCATAGCATCAGCTCACCGATATGCAATAGCTTTGTGATGATCGAGCCGTGTTCGGCGCTATTTTGTCCTCGCATGCCCTCCATTGATGCCTCAGAGATCTCAAACCGCTCATGCATTTCCTTGCGCAATATCTCTACATCTTGCTTCGTCGCTGGGTCATTCATACTGATCCTATCTAGTACGCCTCCTGGCATGGGGTGGAGCTTCGGCCTGTTCCTGAATTTTCTCACGCCAATCGCGCTGGCGGTTAACCTCTTCGGCAATGTCATCAATGGTGCGATTCATCACAGCTAGTTGCGTGTTCATCTTTTGCAGGAGGTCTCTATCCTGAGCATGCTCAAGCTGTAGATCGGTAATCGATTCTTGGTGCCGGTCGAGCTTGACTTGTGCTTTACCCACATAGCCGATACCTGCAGCAAGCGCGCCAATCGCAAGCCACAAAGTGGTCGGGGTGAGACGGCCTCTGAGCCAGCGCGGCAGCCAGGCAAGGCCGACCCGCTCATAGACCCCGGTTGTTTCATGCTCGTCCATCGAGTGTCGGATGCGCGCCGGTCGCTTCCGCTATCGAGGTTGTGGCGGCGTGAACCTCGGCAATCTTGGTTGCTGCAACGTCCAGTTTGTCAGAGTTGGAGGCCGATACCTTGGCCTGTCTTAGCTGCAGGATGACGTTACCTAAAACACCTGCAAGGGTTGCAACCGAGGTTAATATTGCCGCTATGCCTTCGCCTGTGATGGGCTTCTCCTGCTATTGCGCTTATTGCGCGCCTGGATAGTTAATGACGCCCAACGGCAATTATTCGGCTCGTAGTCGCCGTCATTGTCGATGCGATCGATTTGAAGGCCGACAGGTTTTTCACCCATGTCAGCAAGAAAATTCTCAAATGTTTTCCATCGATCACATACTTTTATGCCGCGACCGCCCCAATCGAGATATCGAATGTTTTTCGGGTTGTTGCATCTCGCTCGCATGTTTTGCCAACAGACATACGTTGGAGACTTCCCTTCTCGCATATGCCCCAGAGTATGTCCATGCGTAATGGTATGTCTGCCTGCAATCTCTTTTAAGTAGCATCCACATGAAGTGCTGTGATTGCGACGCAGACTCTGAAGATCTACTATTCGTTCGGTGCCACAATCACATCTCGCTAGTACTTTCCGAAGTCGAGTCTTAGATTGAGCGTCTGCAAGAACAGTCCAACGATTGAACCGGATTCCTGGCGTGATATGCTTTCGGATAGACATTGGCTTTGCTCCACAAGGCTGATGTTTAGGGTGGCGCGGTGCTAGTAACATCGCGTCACCCGAGTATATCATCATGCCTTCGCCTGTCATGCCACACCTGTAAGAAGTATTTGCGCAAGCCCGTCATAACGTCTTGGCAGTAAATGAGCGGCGTCCGAGTCCAACAACTCATCGTGCGCGCCCTGCCAGTCTTTATGACCGATCGCTGTAAGACACTTGGTAAAATGCAGTAGTCCCGCTAGTCCGACATTGAAAGCCACTTCAATAAGAACTGATAGGCGCGCGTCATCAAGCCCACCCGCCCACCAATACGCTTTAAGAGTTCGGGCGAGATCTTGGGCTTGGGCGATGAGTAATGCTTCAGCGGCGGTTTGGGTAATCCCCGCATCTACGTTAAATCCGTAGCCGAGAGTCTTATGTCCTGTCGTATCGATGTAGACATTTGCCCGAAAGCCTTCATTTACTTTAAGCCGAGGTACGACAATTTCTACCGCGCTCACGTCACTTTGCCGGCAATGAATCCGATCAGTACACCGAGAATGCCGGCGATCCAGAGGTATGCAACACTGACCCGGATGGGCCAGTCGGGTTTAGTACCACGTGCTACTTGCTCTTCCAAGCGCTTGATCTCTTGGCTGACATCATCTTCGGGCGTCGTCATACGAAGAATTCAGCAATCAAAAAGCATGCAAACGAGGCCCAGCCCAAGTTGACCTTACTTGATGGCACATTGATAGCGGCGAGAATTGCCAGCACCAGAGCTAGAATCAGAAAAAACACGTGACCGTTTAAGCCGATGTGCATTGAAGTCTCCTTAATTTTAAGAATTTGCAATGGTCTTACCGTATAATTGCTGCATGCGTAACATCATGGGTCAGAGATTCGGACGTCTCTTAGCCATCAATCCAATCATGGGCCTACGAGTACGCGGGTATCGCGTATGGCGTTGCGTTTGTAATTGTGGTGGCGTAAAGAATGTGCCACTAAATCACTTGCGTAATTCGCGAAGTGGAACGCGATCATGTGGTTGTCTTAGAAAAGATGTAGCTGCGTTGCTGAGTCTTGAGCGAAAACACAAGCATGGTATGTGTAATACCCAGACTTATCGAAGCTGGCGCAACATGAAAAACCGATGCATTTGTCCTTCCGCTAGGGACTACCCTAAATATGGTGGTCGTGGCATTAGCTTCTGCAAAAGATGGCAAACGTTCACCAACTTCCTTGCGGATATGGGCGAATGTCCACTTGGATATTCTTTAGAACGTATTGATGTAAATGGCGACTACAAGCCAAGCAATTGCAAATGGATTCCGTGGAAAGATCAGTACAACAATACCCGGCAAACCCGTGCTATAACCTGTTTTGGTGAAACACTTACTTTGGCGCAATGGGCGAAACGTACAGGCATCCATCGCAATACGATTGAAAATAGAATCAATAAAGGGTGGCCATTGGAAAAAGCATTGGGCCTACTCAGCTGTTCGCAATAACTTTCCACGTCCCCGCACCCGCAGTGGTTGTGACCCAGATAAAAGTACCCGCGGCAGATGGGGCACTGTTCCTAACCATATCGCCGACCGCCCAAGTACCCGCTACGGGTGCTGCAGTTCCTAACTGTTCGACTATCAAACCTGTTGCACCATTCACAACACCTGCACCCGTCCCAGTGCCAAAGTTTGAGATGTCGTAGAAACTTCCCGTACATACACCGCTCGTCGTCAGGATCGCGGTGCCGGTGCCTTTCAAACGGTTATTGGCGTATCTGACATCGATACAGCCGGTCTGCGAGACCACGGTGGCATTGCCGCCTGAGAGGAAATTACCGGTGACGAGTACTTCAGCGGCAGATGCGTTATTGATGAGGAGCGGAATACAGGAGTTATCGCCGCCAAAACAGGTATTACCCGAGATAGTCACGCCGGCGACCAGGAAACCTCCCGTCTGTTGAGTCTCGATCTGTGAGAGGTGTCCGCCATTGATCGAGTTATTAGAAACAACCACTTCGTTACAGTTAACGCCTTGCGCAAAGACTAAAATGCAGCGCTGTGCAGTGGTCGTATTGAGTTGGGTAATGACGTTATTGGCAACCGTCACACCGGTTGAGTTGGTGACTCTGATCGCATCCCCGGTGGTATTGGTCGATGGCATGCGGACCGTGTTACCTGAAACCACTGCTCCACCATTGACACCGGTCAGCAAAATACCCCAGTACTTAGTCATCCCTTCAATAATGTTGCCTTGGACTACAATTGGAACGGAGCCTACCGAAGTTCCGCTGATGCCAATGCCACCGGGAGCGAGTGAGGTAGTCGTCGTTGTAATGCAGCAGTTATTGATGGTGTTACCAATGATCTGCGTACCACCAGAGCCTGCACCGACAATATAGATCCCAGCACCTGAGTCTGTATTAGGCCCAGGCCCTGCCCAAGCCGAGATGTCTTGAATATGGTTGCCGATGAACTGGTTGTAAGACTCTCCGGCTGATGGGTAGTAGCCTAAAATACCGTAGCCGTTATGAGCCCCGATTCTGTTATTTGAGACAATGTTGTGAGTGGGGAGGAAGCCTGTGTACGGGTCCCATACCGCAATACCAAACTCGATCAGAGTCCCGCCAAAACAGAAATTCCCGGTGATGACGTTATAAGACGATGAGGTAGCCGTCTTTGCTTCGCAGTAGACATCTGCACTCGTTTGGATCTGTCCGAGCGAGTCATGGATGTAGTTACCGCGTACGCTTGAGCGCGTGCAATCGCTCATAAAGACACCGGCAAACTGCATGCCCTCAAACTCGCAATTCTCAACAAGGCAGTCGGTACAGAGCGTTAAGGAAATGCCTCCCGTCTTGGATACCGTACCGACTGAGGTCTGTCTGAAATGCGCGCCACTGATTGCGATATCCGTCTTACCGCTCGCAACGAACATATTGATATCGTGCCCAGCGGTGAGGATCGTTGCGCCGTCTGAAAACCTGAAAGTCGAATGACTCACCATCGGTATAGCGGTCGTTATCAACGCAGTTAAACTGCCTGGAAAGATGTGTTCTCCGGGGATAGAGGCCCATGCTTGCAGGGCCGCGGTATCGTCGGTGATACCGTCAAGTACGGCCCCATATCGGCGAGGATCGCCCCAGATATAGCCATAGTTTGAGGGTGTAACGGTTGCTAGTACTTCAGCGGCACTTTGCGGCCAAACGACAGCGCCGACCGCTGCTGCGGTGAGAGCTAGAGGATCGTAATAATCAGCCGTCCACAAAGTGACGGTATTGGATTGATCAAGTAAAACGAATTTGTAGGCACCGGTTCCCAGTCGTACAGTGGCGGTGCCGGTTGCATCCAACATGACCGGGTTGACGTTCGGTACTAAATTGTCCTTGTCGCTGTAGGTGCTTTTTGGGGTACTCGAGCCCGCAGCGAATGTATATAAAAGACCAAAGGGGGCCGCCGGCCAACTAAAGACCGGATAGCCGAGAAACGGTGAACTCATTTTAAAGCCTTATTTCTGATCCCACTGCAGCAGTGGTTGTTGACGCTGATCTATCAGCGGGAGAAGTTTGGCGGCCCCGAGAAGTCTCGGGGAAGACGGCGCTAGGAGTGGGGCGCCTTGGAGAGACTTCTGATAGAGCGGCGATGCGAGCGCAGAACGCGCCAGAGGTCTTGCGAGGATCGCACTAAGAGCCGCAGGGTGCGCCATACCAGCGGTAACCCCGAACAATGTATCAAGAACACCAAAGGGGCCAGAATCCCGTATCTTAGAAACGTCCTGCAGAGAGCGGTCGAAGTTCCCATAGGCGTCCGCTATCCTAGCAAGATCACCCGATAAGGGCACGCCCCTGTCCTTTTGTTTCCATAAATCTTTTGCAGATACGTTGGCACCATCCAAGGCATTCTCAACGCTATTGATCTTGGCAAGCTGCATCCGTGCATCGCGATACCGATTGATCAAGTCAGGTGCCACCGCACCTGTTTGCGAGAGTGTCTGTACGTATCTATCCAGCTGATTCTCGAGCGCATCGGCGACGCCGCGCTGTGCTTGACCCAAGGCATTCTTTTCCGGGTCGTAGATCTTCTGATTGGCGTTTGAGTCTTTGCGCAGCTGGCGGATTTTATTGACCGCATCCTTTGCATCGAATGAATCAATGCTCCCATAGCCCTCTTTGAGCGCCTGTATCTGGGGCGGGACGTCAAAGCCAAAACTACCCGATCCCGTACGGTCGGTCAGATTGCTGATGGCATTCTGATAGGTGGTATCGACGGGGATCTGTCCCAACCTTGAGACTTCTTTATAAACCGCGTTATGTGGAGCCTTTGCCTGGGTCATGCTCTGATCTGAGAAAGGCTCACTCTCTGGAATGCCTATCTCGGCTTTAGCCGCACTATTAACAACCGGAGCATTTTTCTTTGACATGGATCGCTCGAGCTTGGCTGAGCCTGAAAGACTTTGTACCGCCCGGCCGAGAAAGCCGCCCCCGGCCTGTTCTGGGGTGAGGCGTAAACCTAGCTCGCCAGCCGCTGCCACGGCAGGATTTAGAGCAGGCATAGACTTAGGAACACTTGGAATCTTCGCTCCTAAGAGCAGCGGTAAGCCCTGCAGCGCGGTATTGACCCCTGCCCCAAGCATTGGGCTACCCGTAAGATCAGAGGCCTTCTGTCCTGCCCAGTCGGCCCCTTGGGCGTACTTCTGAAAGGGTAGTCCCAAGGTATCTGAGAGCGCCTGCCCGCCTTGCGTTCTAGGCTCATAGGTCAAGGCGTTCTGGACCTGCGAGACCCGCTCATCTGCGCTCATCTCACCGCCGAGGCCCTGTACAAGGCCTGCTAAACCAGAGATAGGCGCGGCAATGGCGCTTGAGCCAAACTTGGCAATTGTTTCCGGTACGGCTGCTAAGTAATCACTGACACCTAGCGGTTGCTTAATAGGGGGCGTAGTCGTTGGCCGTGATGCTTCAGCTTCAGCCCGTGCTCTAAATTCAAATTCTTCGTCTTCGCTCATTTTCCCTGAGCCGCCTTCCACGCTTGATAACGCGCTTCCTTAGCGGGATCATTGAACGGCCCAACCGTGTCTCCTCCCTGTACGCCGGTTGATTTCGCCATATCGGCAATGGTCATATGCGGATTTTTCGACTGCTGCAGGTTTAAGATATCATCCTGCGTGAAGGGGATCGCTTTGGCCATGCGCGCATTGATTGATTTGATCTGCTCGATTTGCGGTTGCGTAAGCCCCGGTAGCGTGAGCATGGATTCCAAGCCAGCTTCGGATATCTGGCGAATTTCCGCCATGCGCTGCAATTTGTTGATCTGCGTATCGCCGGGCTTCAATTCCACCTGATCCATCTGTGCGGTAAGAGAACCGGGAGGCATATTGCCCGCTGCCTCAATGGCAGCGAGGTTGCGTTTGACGCCCGAGACCATAATTGCATAGGACTTCGTATCTTCTCGGCTCACCTGATTATTGAGAGAGTTTTTCATGGAGGTCAAAATGCCCCCATGTTGTGGATTTGTTATGCCAAGCCACCCGGAATCAGTATTGATACCAAGCTTCATGAGATTTTCAGCAGACTTCGTTGCCTCATTACCGGCGAGCGTGATCTTCGCCACCGCAGCCTGTACGCGCCCCATGCCCATACCGGGCTTTGCCGCTTCCGGTGCTCCCACATTCATGCCGGTATCATGTCCAGGGATAATCCATTGTTTCTGTGTCGTGCCATCGGGCATGGGTACATCGACTAATTGCGGCTTGCGCTGTTCCGAGCCTTTCGCAGCCAATTCATCGCGCCGCAACTTGATTTCTTGTTGCTGATAGGGAGTCATCGAATCCGGTGAGCCCGCCACCATGTTGCCGCCCTGATAGGCCGCTTCGCCCGGCTTTAATATGCCGGTAAAACCACCGGTTGCAGGTTTACCGAGCCGGGCTTGAAGCATTCCCTCGTAATCTCTCGCGGCCGATTGTGCATTGGCCACGGTCAGATTCATAGGATCATCAGGATTCATACCACGGGCCGCCGCCCATTGATTCCACATCTGCTTCAATGTGGTATTTTTAGCAACCACGATGTTCGCTTGCGGATCTGCTTGGAGCCGCTGTGCAAGGTTGATCGGACCTTGTAACTGCAACCCCAATTGTTCCAACCGACTCGCTTCCGCTGCTTTTTGTGAAGTGAACGGATCGCGACCCGCGAGTAAATCCATTTTCTGATAAAGCGCATTGCGTCGAGTCGATATCACATCGCCTAATGGATCGTTACTTGGGGCAGATTGTGCTGAGTCTGATTGTGCTGAGCTTGATTGTGTGCCGAGTGCGCCGATCTGATTGGCGGTATCGAGCACCATTGCCTGCTTTTGCATGACTTGCCGCAGTTGATCAATCGAGAGTTGCCCTTGCTCGAGATCTTGCTGCGCGCCCTGTACCCGATATGGCGCTAGGGCTTGTTGCTGCCCCATCTCTTGACCGATGGCAGCGGACCTTAAAAGATCCATGTTGGGCGAATGCGGGGCGTAGAAGTCGGCCACCTTACGGTCCTCCGCTCGGTGGCGGGATGGAATTTATCAATTGGCTATAGTCGGCATTTGAGTAACCAGCCGCCGCATAGCCAGAAGTGGGCCCTTGATAGGCAGGTCCATACTGTGCATTCTGATAACTTTGATACTGGTTATATGCGCCGGTTAATCCCTGCAATCCTTGGCCGATCGCATAGGCTTGATTCATCGATCCAGCCGCTGCAGCATTACCCGCATAGATCTGATTACCGCTGATATTGTTGGCAGCATTCATGCCATTCGTTGCAACATTGGCTGCGCCCGCCTGGCCCATCTGCGAGAGATTCTGCAGTCCTTGGGTATATTGTCCGGCGTAGTTTTGTGCTAGACCTTGCCCGTATGTCATCAATGATTTCTGCGCGGCGCCTGAATCTAAAAGACCTCGAGCGGCTAGATTGTGCTCAGTTGCCTGCGTACCTTGCTGCAGTTGAAACTGATAGCCGGGAAGGCTTGAGAGAAGTTTGTTGTAGTCTACTTTTGATGTTTGACCATTTTGTCCGGGCAAACCGTAGAACTGGCCCAATGCTTGATTGGCCTGTTGTCCCTCACTAACCCACGGCTTTTCATTGGTTTGTATCTGATTAAACATGCCCAGCTGCGTTGCCGAGGCCTGAGCTGCGGCATTCTTTTGCGCATTGGCCGCTTTACTGGATGCGTTATCAGAAGCCGCATAGGAGGCAATTCCACCAATGACGGCTGCCGCGGCCATTCCTGCTGCTACACACATAATCTCTTCTCCATCACGATATCGTCGCCAACATAGCCACGAGTTTTAAGCACTTGATAGGTCGGCCCATCGATATGCGTAGGCCAGCCGATAATTTCTACTTTCAGTTCTTTCATTGCTTGTTCAAACTTTTCCGCTACCACTGCGGTGTAAGAGCGATAGTCGGGTTCTATGTAGATTGAATCGCCCATGCCGCATAAGATCTTTTTGTGATGCAGACTGTGATAGATAAAGCCGATCACGTAGCCTTTAAGCACAGTCTCATCGCGCAGCGTCACCAAGACGACCAGGCCTTGCTTCGAAAGGCGCTCATATCCGTCCGTGTCCGGTTCAACGATGAAGTCTCTTTCGCCGTAATATGCGCAGGTTTCTTTTTTGACGAGCGTGCTTTCATCCCAGCATTTTTGTGCAAGCGGTAAGATCTCTGCAGATACCTCGAGACTAAATGGCTCTTTCTCGATCGCAATCACGTCTGCTGAATCCCGCTCGCATTCATAGCTATTGAGGTTGCTGCGGAGGCAAAGCACTGGATCGTATCGCCGGCATTTAAGACGACCCCTGAGAATTCAGGCGAGGTATAAGCGGTATGCGCAGCAATCGAGTAAGCATCCAATACCTTGCGTGCATCTGTCACCGAACCACCACTCTCAACCACATAGCCTGTGACTGTTATGGCTCCCGCTGTGGTATTGGTAAAGACCACATGCCGAACGATCACTTTGGAGCTAGCCGGGCAGGTGTATTGAACCGCCGCCGCGTTGGGTAGTTGTATCGCTTGAACCAGAGCAATTGCATTTAAGGCCATTACGTTATCCTGGCCACCAGGCCATCAAGTCGTCGGGTTGTTTAGGCTGATCTTCAGTCAAGCTCAGCAGTACTAGGCTATTGGCGTTTGCCGCAGAGGCTGAGGCCGCTTGAGCCAAGGCAATAGCCGAGAGGGTCAATGCATCATTGGAGGCGGCATCCAGATTCTGTACGCTCTGAAAGTCATCTGATGAGGTAGGTGAGCTATTCTGCGCAGTACCCAGTTTTACAAGGTACTTGTACCACTCGCGACTGACCCGATTGCCTTTCTCATCAATCGGCACTTCAAATCGAGGGGCTGCAAGTTGTGTCATTGATCGAGTGCCTCCGCTTGCATGTTGAGCCAGGCCCAATGCACACGATTACTCATGGTGGTTGCTACCCTAAGCACGAGGTTCCTACCCGTGCCGGCCCGTCGCCAGCTGATACGCGCGGTTGTCTGTCCGGTCTTTGAGACGGTCTGGACGCGCTGATAGCCAAACCTACGTCCCCCATCCCGTGAGACCTGCAGCCAGATCAAAGGCGGTGCGAGGGTCGGGGACTGGGCTTGAAAGGCCCCAGGCTGAAACACCCCGAACTGAAAGGCACCGCTTGGGATTACTATTTGTTCATCCCCGGTCAAAGCACCTAGTTCAACCCAATCAATCCGTACCCGATCGTTTTCAGCATCGGGTAAGTCAAAGGCTCTCTCCCGGTATATCTCGTGTCCATCATCAGTACCGACATCCAGTGAAAGCTGGTAGATCTTGCCGTTCTGCCAGTCCCCTACCAGGTGATGGCCTGCAAAGAAGGCATAACAATTAGCCCTGGGCCTCTGTAGAAGCCCTGTGTCAGGATCTCTGAACATCCTCTGATGCCAACCACCGGTTGCGATGTCGTAGCACCAGGAGGCATTACCTTTAGGAAATATGAGCCAGTAGAAGCTATGGCCCTCCTCCTGGTAGGAAATACCGATAGCATCCGATATGTCGGAATACTGATTGATGGCGTATTCCATCGCATGGGTTGAGATACGCTGTGGGATGTAGGCATTGTTTCTATACACCATGCCCCAGCCGTTTCTATCTCTGGCTAACCAAAATATCGAGCTATCAAGCTTTCTAGGAGACCTTCGGGCCGCACAGCCCTGCTCTACAAAGCCTCCGGGAGTTCTCTCGAAAGGAAAGAACTGAGCGCCCGTATCAGACCAGATCTCGGTTGTCTCACTGCCGAGTAAAACGACCTCGCGATGGTCGCAAACCAACGACACTAGGTTATCCGGTGCACCCTCGGCGGTTGCAATGTCTAAAGGATCAATCGTGCTTAGGTCATTAAGGGCCGATATGCCCCACTGCCCATTGGAACTAGCCGTAAAGACGACGTATTGGTCGCTAAAGCCGACAATCGCGTCTACGGGTGCATTCGTAACCGCTGCCACAGCATTGCTTGTAAAGGCCACCCAATGCATGCCGTAAGAGTGTGCAAAGGCGACTTGTGAGCCGTTATCAACAATCGATACCTGCCCCGCATAGTCAGGGATGGTACCTATGGGCTGGCAGGTCAAATCTGGATAGATCCGATATACCCGGTTTGACACGACCGCATAAAGGTTACCGTCCGAGGCCGCATGCATGCCCCTAACCTCTCCTGTACCCTGGTTGAACTTAGGTACAAGGCCGGGGGTGCCGTAAAAAGCGCCTATCTCATCGGAATTACCGTCGGTCTTTTCGGGGTAGATATTGATTGCGGTTTGTGAGGCTAGGATAGGCGATCTGGTTTGATACGCCTGGCCTAGAAAGCGGGTTTTCATCCAGCACCATAATCGCTGTAACACTTCATGCCACCCTCGTTTGTAGCTTGGAGCCTCTCGTGACACGCCGTCTTTCCTGCTCATTCACCGACTGAGCTATCGATTCGTACTCAGCCTTCCAAATCGGCAATCTTGTCATCTCGCCTAAGAAAGGTCCTGAGACGGTCAGAGCCGCATACAAAAATAGGTCAGGATGACGGGTAAAGAGTGCATTTAACCCGGTTGAGATATCGGCAAAGCGCTTGTAATACTGACCTGTCACAACTACCCCATCGGCTTGCGAGGGGTAGAAAATCATCGCATCGCCCTGGAAGGAGTATCTAATAGGCGCTGTGGATGCTCTGCCGGTATTAACAAGGCCAGTGAGTGACTCCCACGGCACGTAGCCCGAGGTCACTGTCTTTCCAACATAGGGTGCGCCGCGCATCTCGAGAAAGTCTGAGGGTAGAGTTGCCTGGTTGTTCGTGGTCACAGCCGAGAACGTCACATCCTGGGTGCTTGACCTGATATCTCTGTAAATTCTCTGCTCCCCCGCACCGATGATCATGTCCAGGGTATTGCCGGATATGTCGGAGGTCGAGATATCATCGCCATCCAGCATCACTAGGAACTTGTCGCGAAAGTCCGAGTAACTAGCGAAGTTCATTCAACACCTGCTTCCATTTGCCGCACCAACAACTCGCCGTTACCAGAATCGAGACGCACTTTTGCAAGTGCAACGATGTAGAAACCGTGCTCTGAAGTTGCTTGCACCGTCTGTAGCTCAAACCTGTCCCAAATCTTGGGCAGCCACCACATCATCGGCTGTTGGATGAGATGCGCATTCCGGCCGTCCGATAAGACCTTTAACGCTGGCCCTGTATGAATGGATAGGAAGGCAACGCCTTCTGCGAGGCTCGCAATGTGGTCAAGTACTTGGTCCAAGCAGTCAGGCTCAATGTGTTCAAGTACATCGATGCAGGCGACCATCTGCGCAGGCAGTGGTGTCTTTGCGAACCGGGGAACTCCAGGGTCATAGGCCTGGTACGTCACTTTGTGATCGGCCTTCAAATGCTTCGCAAGGTTGCATAGGTGTCCACATCCATAATCCAAAAGATGAGTGATCTGCATCCGATTGATAATTTGCGAAACCATGGGCGCATAACCGATGCTAGCTGTTCCATAGTTTCCGGTCTCGTGCAGTTGTTCCTGCTCCGAACGGTAAGCGTCGCTAATTAACATGCTTGGGCTGCGCGTGAATCGACTGACCCATCAGCTCTTCCCAAGACACCGTATGGTTGGCCTCTTCATAGGCTTGAAACCATATCGCATCCTCTTGATGATTCTGTGTCTCAGGCCAACAAGGGATGCCTTTGGTAAAGTGATAAAGCTTTGCGGGTGATTTTTCAGAGGAATACCCAACACAGCGATTCCATTCCTCGGGTAGTTCACCAACCGATTTAGCCCACTTCATATCAAGCAATCCATTCGCTTTGTTATCGACGAAATCCGGGGTCAAAATTCGACACTCTGCACAATTGAATAGCATTGCTGAGGCCCATTCAAAGAGTTTCTGTTGTTTCATGACCTGCACATCGGTTCCATCCGCGCAGTCAAACAGCTCTCTGATATCGCCGGTTACGACCATATCCGCATCAAGAAACAAGGCGGTTCCTTCAAACGCACACAACCAAGGCACCAAAAACCGCGAATAGGTGAAGTCCGTAAGACCGCGGCGCTTGATGGGCAGTGTTGTTAACTTGAGTGGGGAGAGAGAAACCGGGACCGACCCATATTTAATGATGGAGGCACTGAGGACACTAAAGGCAAGCGGCTGCCTTTTGTCGTATCCAATGAACACCCGCAATGGCTCGCGATCTGCGGGACCGAGATCTCTATAGTTTTTTTCCATGATTCCTTGAACTCAATGAGCGTAGTCGGTTGAAACGGTAAACCCGCTGCATAATTCCAGCAATTGTTGCGTGCTTTCATAGCGAAAGTCTTGACGCCCAAAGCACCGCCGAGATGAATTGCGGCGGTTGGCACTCCGATAATGCAATCAAGACTTGCCACCATTGCCGCAGTGTCGTCGTAATCCGGGGTGAGTGTCGCGTATGGATATTCGACCAAATCCACCTGATAGCGTTTTAGAAACGACTGAATTTCGTTCTGCGCCGGCTGGTATTGCAGGCTCACAAAATGCGCATCAATCGCACCAAACAACGGCAACCAATCATCGAGGGCGCAAGTGCGATCCCTACTCCCAGTCCTCGGTACGCCGCCAGTCCAGGCAATTCCAATAGCGGGTTTCCTCCACAAGCTGCGCCACATCTGAGTCCTCGTAGGACAGGGGATCAGATACGGCGTCCCCGGAAAGGAAGCGTCCGAGAGCCGGAAATACTCGCCAATCTGCCCTAAAGGGAGCGATGCTTCGATGTCCCAGTCTTCTTTGTCCCATTTCTGCTCCTGCTTACGCTTGGTTCCATACACTTTGGCGTGTGGAAAGGAGCGCTTAAAAAGGTTAGCTAGTCTGTCATCGCAATCGATGATGACTTTCTTACAGATATCGACTGCATCTGGAATCATGGAGGCGAAACTAATCTCATCCCCTAGCCCCTGGTCGGCATAGAGAGCGACTACCTTTCCGGGTGTTCCGTCCCATTCAGGCTCATCCATGTACTGAACACGCGGTCGCCAGTCAGAGCCGATGGTGTTTCTGTACCCTACCCAGCCTTCCCAACGTCTCGTTGCAAGCTGGCAGAAGCCCAAATTGGCTTGTGCGTTATGATGATCTGGATCTTTTGCGAGTATCTCTCGAGCTAGCTTCTCAGCCTCGGCAAACCGTCCATTATCGATGTAGAGCGCCGAGAGATTGACCAATAAAGATGTTCTATGTGGCCCTTGCGCGAACTTGAGGCCTGTTTTGTAACAGCGCTCCGCTTCATCTACGAGCCACATCTCGGAGGCACAGTGGCCTAAGTTAGTCCATGCGCCTGAGTCTTTCGGTGCTAACTGGGTCGCAGCCCTGCCGAAGTGATAGCCCTGTGGCAGTCCCCCCATACGGCGCATGAGATAGGAGCCGGTGACAAGTGCTTTTACATCCTTCGGATTGTCCATCAGCATCTTGGCGGTGATTTTCCAAGCCTGCTCGAGCTTGCCAGCTTCGCCTAAATGGGCAGCCTCAACATATCTATCCAATGATCTTTTCTCGCCCGCCGACATTCCCGGTCGTGCACTTCAAATGCGGGTAGTGCGTGTTGAGTTCGGCAAACATGCGCTCTTGGTCATTCTTGTCATAGACATTGATGCCTTTCGCTCTCATCTGCAAAATCACAATGGGCGGCAGCTTTGCATACAACCACCAGCCCTTTTTGATATCACCTGAGTTAAGCCCAAGATCGTTCGCGCATGACTTGGTAAAATCTAAAACAGGCTCAACGTCGGCCGAACGCACCAGGGTATATTCCTGGTCGTTCTCGTTCCAAATAGCATCCGTCTTGACCCCGGTGAGGGGATCAATTTCCATAAAATCAGACATACAACACCTAAAAGAAGGGCCGTGTTAGTCCGGCCCAGGAGGGGGTTTATCAGCCATCGCCACAATGGCGCGGGCCAGAATCACTACATTGGCGTCGGTGCCAGTGTGCTTTGCTAGGTTATAACCATGGCAGACAACACGGACGTTGCCGCGCACGTAACCTAGCTTTGGGTCTATACGATCGAGTGACGGAACGAAAATATTCCCGCTTCTGAAACTAGCCGTTAGATCGAACTCAACACCAGATGCGGCGCAGTGGGTTGGCTCACCTAAGTCAGCTAATTTCAGATCGAACTCTAAGCCGCGTTTTTTCGCGCGTAATTTCGCCGCATGCCATGCGCTGCGAAGCCTGTGTTTAATCTTTCCAGAGAAATAGTTTTTGCGATAATTGGCGATTGCCTTCTCTCGCATTCCATTGACGTTCTTCGCATACCATTCTTTCGTTTTCGCTCGAACCTGTTCTCTATGAACAGCATATCTAGCGCGATCTAATTCGCGAACACGGTCACCGTACTTCTTTCTTCGCTCTTTCTGTTTAGCAGCGACCTTTGCGCGCCAAGCAATCGGATCTTTCAATCGCTGGTCTATCGCCCATTGCTTGTCATACACTTTCTTTCTTGCTAATCGTTCTTCGTTCATTATCCAGTCCTCATAAAACTTGGGGCTTGATGACAGAGTAATTCTATCACCAAACCCCTTGTTTTATAGGACTAAGTCAATGCAACTATCTTGGCGGAGCTTTGGTAATTTCTTGCCACAAGCGTTCCCTCCGTGATAATTTGGTACTTGGTCCCATCGCCCGTCCGTGCCAGCTCTCTCGCCATCGGCCGGCGCAAAAATGCGATCGCCCAATAGTTTGGATCGAGACACAGCACAACCGAGGAGCGCATATAGCGGTGCAGGACCACCGTGTGGCGTCCGTAGTCACTCACATACACGTTCGCTGCCCCAATGATTGGGCTTTGAGTTGCCGCATCGACGTTGACAAACCGCGTTGCAATGGAGGTAAAGCTATCGATAGCGATTTTCTGCGTAGCACCCGTGAGGATGATGGATGGATCGCCACCATTGGACCAGGCACCCTGTAGCGCGAGGTTTAAGTTGGTGATAGTCAACGCAGCAGTCGTGGTTCCATCGGTCGGCGCCGTGCCGGGTACACCCGAAGTAGCACTGGGGGTCGTGCAGGTGTTGGCCGTGGTGGTCGAGGTGACACAGCTAGAAGCCGTAACCGTCGAGCCAACTGCAGCATTGTTCAAATAACCCGCAATCCAGGTCTCCATGCCGGCCATCGAACGGCCTGTGGTGTTGCCGCCGACCGTACCGGGGGCGTTACGGACAATTGCGTACTCGAGATCTCTTTTGAGCTCGCGCATCTTGACCATCGCACCGCGTGCAACCTCAGAGCCTCGTCCTGCTTTCTTGACCGCTTCCAAGGTGTCTGACACCAGGAAGGTCTTAGAAAGTATCTGCGTGTAGTTGCCAAACCGACTGGGAGAAGTCAGTGAGGTGAAGGAGGCATCATCGCCTTCCACACCAATGTTGGCCGCTGCAGCGGCGAGCTGCTGTGAGAGCCATTCGTGGGTCGGTGCGGTTGCATCGATCTTATCGAAGTTAGACACGCAATAGGTGTCTTCCGGGAAGAGGTCCCAAATCACATCCTCGAGATCCTCCCTGATTCCGCCACCTGAACTCACACCGAAGGTGAGGGTGGTATTAGTAATAACAGCCATTTATCGATTTCCTTTTGCAAATAGGCCGGACAATCGTTCCTCGATCACGCGGGCTTTATCCCCGGATGACTCGGCTTTCTTGAGGGCCTTGTTGAAGTTCAATTTCTGGGCGACCGATTCAGGCATCTTGTTGGAGGCCGCACCGGGTCTGATGACCTTTTGCGCAGACTCAACCGCCTTAGCCGTACCCGATTTAACCTTGTCGAACTGCATTGCCTTCCAGATGATCTGGACAGAACGCGGGTCTAGCAGTACCGAATCGATCTCTTGTTCGGCGAGTCCCTGAGAAGATGCGAAAGTGCGCATGTCCTTCTCGGTCTGCTCGCTGAAGCCTTCGATTGATTTAGAGGCCAGCTCACGCGTCTTGGAGCGCAATTCTGTAATCTTTGATTTGACATCCTCTTGGAACTTAGCTCGCTTCTCAGTGACGGACGATGCCAATGCTTGTCGCTGTTCCTTGATGTTGTCGATTTCAACCTTGTGCCTCAGCATCTGATCGGTGCTCATTTGCGCCCAATCGAGGCTTGCGGCCTGTTTTAGGTACGCATCGATGACATTGATCTGTTGCTGTTCGGCTGCGACGGACTGGGCAAATGCTGAATCAAGTTTGGAGGTCTCGGCGATGGCTCTGACTTGCTCCAAGGCTTGACGTTGAGAGGCAAGCTCTTGAGTCTTTCGGGTGTAGTCCTCGTTTTTCATAAAAGCGTCTTTCAACGCCTTGGGAACTGAGACTTTCTGCCCGTCCCAATCTAGCTCTGCGAGGTCTGATTCCACTTCGGCGACTGCATCCTCAACGGGTGCTTCGGTCTCCGGTGTGATTCCAAACTTGCTCGCAATTCTGTCAGTGATCGACTGCTCTGGCGCTTGGTCGATTGTTTCGTCAGTCATATAATCAAACCTATGTTGAATAAATTCTTAAACTGGGTATTACGGCCAAAGGAACATAAAGTGCCGCAGATTTGCACGATTGCAATCAGTGATGCCGGAACCGACAACAATCGATTCTTAATAGATATAGAAGGACTCACTCGCGAAGAATTCATACTCAAAGACCCACACTTGGATCATGACAAACGCTATCGCATTGATTTCATGAGTCGCGACCGCAAAGGCAAGTCGTATCTCGTTCTAAGACTAGATGACGCATCCGGTGCGGCGCCTTTCAAAGATCTATCTAAATAGTCCTTTGAATGGGTTTTTCTTAGCCATTGATTCGGCTAATTTGAATTCGGCTAACTTGCCCGAGTTGAATGCAACAACTAGGTTTGCTTGAACATCACGCAACAGCCGTAAGCATTTACGTAAGTTCTCGGCCGATTCGGTATCGTTTAAGGGGCACTTCTCGATCTGTGCAATGATCGCAAGGCGGCAGTGTTCGAACGATTCTTGATACAACGGGTTATCGAGGACCGCTTTTGCTTTAAGGGCCCTTTCCAACTCTTGAGCGGGGGTCACAGGTCTGGGCCCGGTGCGTTCTCGATGCCGTCATGTGCCTTATCGACAGCCCTGTTTAACTTGGCGCCCGCATCGACTGCGTTATTGATCTTTGCATCTAGTGCGGCTAACGATGCTGCGTGATGAGCTTTGATCTGCTCCATATCTACGTTGTGACCATGCGCTATTTGCGCTTGCATGATCGATACGCCCGCGGCTGAATCAACAGCATATTTCTCTAGCTCAGCCTTTCGCTGTGATTCAACCTCTTGCTGCAGCAATTCAGCCGATTTAATGCGCTCGCTGCTGACGACCTTCATTTGTGTTGCAACCACTTGAGGAGGAGGAGGCGGCGGCGGTTTGGGCGGTGACTTGGCGGGATCTGTCCAGAACCTATCCGGTGCTGCAAAGCCGCCGGCCTTACTCAATTCAACCAACGTGTTGTAGTAGTTCTCAGGCGTACAGACAGGAATACCGAGCTGTAAGGCTTCAGATTGCTTTTGCGCCATGCCCATCAGGCGCATGATCTGGCCATCCTTATTACCCGCTGAGAATGCGACACAAGCTTTAAAGTCAGTCCTCTTGCGCCAGGAGCCGGGATCTACCTCCACCCAGTTACCCGAGAGCTGCACCATTTGACGTTTATGGCCCATCTTTAGGACCTGTTCGTGCACGATCGAGAATAGGTCTTCAATTGCAAAGGCTAGAATTCGGGCAATCTGCTCGACTCGCTGTGCAGCCATGGAGGTCACTTGATTGACCGTACCGGGCTGGGACTTGGTCATCAAGTCAGAACTGTCGACACCACTAAAGCCGTTGGATACTCCGGTCCTCGTCTCACGGACTGAGTCCATATACTGCAGGCCTTCAATAGCTTGCGGGAAGACGAAGGGCACCTCTTCATACCTGATCTGGTTGATATCTTTGGCGCGGATCACACCGTCAGGACGCCTAATAAGGGCATCGTCCATATTGACGAATTCCTCATTCAAGACCTTTTGCGGGTACAAAGCGGCATACAGGGAGTCCAGGCCCTGCCGCAATATAGATGTCTTGATGCGCTGCACATCGGCGGCAAGATCGCCTATTCCGACACCTACGTGCCGGTGCGGCAATGGGCAGGCAACGCCTGAGGCCACTGGTATCCGGCTTACTTCTTCTTTGTAAAGAATGCGCCGGCCGACACGGGTAATCTGCAGCAATTCTGCAATGCCATCCCCGTCCGCATCAACACGAATCCAGATCATCCGAGCTTTCACTCGGCGCATACTGGGATCGCTCGGTTTATACCGTTCTAACCTGCGCTCCCCGAACTGGTCGCGGGCGTAGTCCTCCTGTGTATAGATCTCAGGATCATCCGCAATGTCTGTCGGTATGTCGTAGCCCTGCTCCCTCAACTCGGTCAGGGTCATCTCTTCCCAATACTCAAAGTAATTGCACCGATCATCGATGCGCCAGGAGTATGACCTTTGGTCGACCTTGACCCGCTCAGGGGGTAGGACCCGCAAACACAGGTCTTTCTCGGTGTTTGTCCTACGGATGGTGACGTCATAGAGGACAGCCGGCGTAGTCATCGGCTGACCATTCGCATCCACTATCGGCTCGCCCTGTGGGCCTAGCACGGGATCTGGGGCTAGGTCAGGCGCAGGCTTCGATTGTGCGTCGATCAGCTGACAGGAGGGATCCTGCAGGAGATATGCGATACCTTGCTTGGTCTGTTCTGCGTACTTCTCGATCTCGACTTTACGGTTATTGTCTCGATACACCAGCCAGTAGGCGTTCTTGGTCAATAAAGCATCGGTCGCAAACTCTAGGAACTGATCGAACCAGGGGTGTTTTACAGTAACCAGCCAATTTAAATAAGCCGATTCCTGCTTGGCCTGGTCCACATCATCAGGGCCCAATGGAAGTAACGTTACGACATCATCGCCGTTCGCAAAGATGCTGCAGAGCGATGGCAATATCCACTGCACGGTCTCAAACACCGTTCGATCGACGACATTCGATTGTCCTTCGGGGGCTGGGTCTACGTTCTTACCCAGGTAAAGATCAATTGCGAGTGCACGTTGTGCTGATAGCTCAGCGGTCAGGTTTGAAAGATTCGACCCATAGCTACGGTTATCCGCATCATCGATCGCCGCAATGAGGGCAATCTCATCCATCGGCTTATTCGCCGACGTTGAATCAATAGGTTGATCCATTTATCCAATGACCCAGTTCGAGCCGTTGTAATAGACGGGGACCGTATTAGCGCCGCCACCCGCCACGGTAGATACGAAAGTGGTTGCAGTTGCGTCATTGACGATGTATCGCATACCACTGACCGCTGCGTTACCAGCATTCGATGCGCCACCGGGAAGGAAGGCGACTGCAATCGGGGTCGTGACCTCGACAAAGTTTTTGCTGATGTAGTTATTAGTCGTCCAGATCTCGGTACCATTGCCGGTCCCGGCCGCGTTTTGCATGACAGTGCCATCAGTATATTTCTGATACTGCAAGCCGAAATGGCGCAAGGATGCATAAGAACCCCCGGTCCCTGAACTCCATTTCATAGCCCCGCCGCTGCCGAGCGCTTGCCAGTTCATGCCGTTGCCTGACATCTGTCCGGAAGTTGCCGCAATACCAAACGTAGTAGTGCCGTCGTAGGTCACTTGAAAGCTATACGCAGCACCATCGGCCACCGACTGCAACACCGCAATCTGCCGTGTGCCGTTGGCAATCGCTGCCGCAACAGCCACTGGGTTGGGCATGCCGGAACTCGCCGGCCAATCAGGTGTAACGAGAACCGGCACTCCAGAAGCCCCCGTGGGGGAACCGAACTGCCCTGCAGAGGCCTGCAGCCGGATCGGAAATGCACTGACATCGAATTGGTTATAAACATTCGCGCCGTTATTGAGGATCTGATTGGGCTGTCCACAGGTATTATCGACAATCGATGGGATATTGCAGGCGTTCGCGCCGACTTGAATCACATTGAGATTTGTAGCATTGCCGAATGAGATGGTTTGCGAGCCGGTTTGTTTGGCTGCAAGCGACGAGGTCACCGTCGTTGAGACGAAATTACTGACCGTAGTTCCCGCCAATAAGCCTGCCGCAGATATCGCCATACCGGTCAAAAGCAATGGTTGTGTCACCGATGTAATCGAGGTTGAATTGTTGGTCAGAGTGCCGGTAAAGGTGCCGATGATCGTACCCAACGTGATACAAGCTGTCGTATTGCCAATCGCATCGTAGAAACCATTCGGCCCAACGATATTCAATGTGGACTGGGTCAATTTGATGGCAGTATCTGCATACTGCATTTCAAAGAGGTTGTCTCTGATGACATTGCCGGTGCAGTTGCTTCCCGCCACCAAACCATCGAATTCTATGAGCGGCGTGGTATCAGTCGAAACACCGCTCTTTTTGGTGCCGCAACCCGAAGCGAAGGTATTGCCCTGGAACACATTGCCATTGCAATACACACGCCCATATAAACCGCGCCGGATGGACTGAAAGAAGCAGTTCCTAACACTTGAGTTATAGCCCTGAAATGCATTGCTGGCAGAGGTGCTCGTGTTCGTCGTCGTAGTCGTCGTTCCACCCCAGCAGATCGCGTCCTGATTGGGGGCGGTATTGTTGATCGGGAAAGAATTGATACCCCTAAATACGCAGTTCTGGATGTCCATTGTCGTATAGGTCGTATAGATGAGATAGCCACCCGATGCGGTACTGTCGGTAAAAATGACATCACGGGCCACAAATAGACCATTACCGGTCAGAAGTATCTTGCCGTTACTGCCAGCCGCGTATTGCAGATCAAGCACAGTGCCGGTATTTAAAACGTTATCCCAGTGACCATTGAACCCGCCGCCCGCTCCTTGAATTTTAACCGGTACGGCATGATTGGTAGCATCGGTGGGGATTGCCGGCCATTGATTCGCAAAAGCGTATGTCGTAGCCCCAAAAGTGAGAATACCGCCGCCCGCTGCGCCCATCGCTGTCAAGGTCGCAGCTAACGCGCCATCCCAAAAGCCACTCGCACCATCACCATAGTTCTCAATCGAGAAAGTTCTCGTTGGCACCGTGCCCTGAGGCGCTGACGGGTAAGAGATGGCGGTACCGGCCGATATCTGAGTGTTTTCAGCCGCAGTGCCGAGATTTGCAATCTCACCGCTGAAATACTCATGACCATTGATAATCGCATTCTTGACAAATAAAACTGTCATAGGACCTTCTTTAAGCTCAATTTGATGGTATGGCGGTGCTGATCCAAAGCGGCGTGCTGCTCTTGGGTGAGTTCTGGTTTATGGGGCAATAGGGTCAATACCTTCTCCTCGAGCACATCTACCCGTGCTTTTAGCTCTTTGATCGCTGCGAACATGGCGGCACTCATAGAAAAGACCTCTTGGGATACTTGATCGGCTGCCACGAGTCGTTGTTGTGCAGTCGCTCCGTGACCATGGCTAGATAGCGAAATGCATCGGCGCCGTGACTGTACTCATCATGCATCGGAGTAGCCGGCTCATCGGTTGAGGGCGGAATGATGCGTTTGTAGCGCTTCAAGCACTCTCTCAAGCGTAGTGTTTTATCTTTGTCGAAATAGCAGCGGCTGAAGATCAGGCGTGCTTGTTTAATGCCCATCTCAACATCAGCCTTGGGAGCGACACTGCACGAGCCTAGGAATGACCTCACAATGCTCTGTGGGCTCTTGCCGGTGAGCTTGTAGCGATCGTCCGACCCATCCCACGGCACATAATGGCTACCCCAGTTGTAGGGCAGCTTTTTAAGCTCTGAAGCGTAATAGGCCATGTCACGCAGGTTATCTTCGATGTAATCGACGATACGCAGCTCGGACTTATTGATCTGCACAATGATGATCGAGGTCTGATCGTTAAAGCCCAGGTCCCAGATGCTATGGGTCTTAAGCTGCGGATCCGCCGGCAGATTACAAACACGTTTGGACTGCGCTAAGGCGGCCATCTCTCTTGTATAAATGGCGCCCTGGGCTGCGGGTCTGCAGATACCTTCCCAGACGTTGTCATACTCGTCCGGATCGGTGCGCTTGAGATGCTCCATCTCATCGCGAAGCTCTTTCGTGAGCCAGGGATTATCACGCCACGAGACCGGGATCAGAATCGTATTCGGGGGTGTATTCTCGATAAACCTGACATAAGTATCGTCTGTGTCCAAGTCAGGATTAAAACTGACCCAGATCTCACTGCCTGACTTACGTATCGTGGGGACTAAGATCTTCCACGACTCTTTGGTAACCGTCTGGCCTTCCTCAACCCAACACCGGTCAGCGCCCTCAAACGATTTGATGCTGTCTACGGTTAAAGCTGACAACCCTGCGAAGGTAAACAGAGTCCCATTAATGCCCTTGATCTCGCTCTGCAGTATCTCGTAGTGATTGGTTAGACCGAGCTCGATGATCTGATCAGACAGCAACCGGTGTACCGACTGACGGATTGATAACTGCGTCTCACGAGCACACAGCACCCGTAATGGATCATCAGCGCCCTGCAGCAAGAGAGCTCGAGCGATACCCCAGCTCTTCGTGCCACCCCGGCCGCCGTAGAGGATCTTGTATCGTGCCGGCGTCCAGAGCGGCGCTAACTTATCCGGGACCTCAGTATCAAGAAACTGGATTGCGGACAAAGATCACCCGACGCTGCTGTATCTCTAAGGGCTGATCAGGATCTCCACCCACGGTAATGGCTTGAGCGGGCTTGCCCTCTAATCTGTTACCTAGCTCTTGTAACGCAGCCAAGTTGCCGCTCATGCATTGATCGAGGAGCTTATCGGCTAACTCATCCAGCTCGGCTTTTTGCGAGACTAAGGATCTGCGGTCCAATGCTCGATTGATAGCTGCAGTCCACGGTTTGGCCTTTGCACCGTTCTTATTGCCTAGCGGTGCGCCTGCCATATTGGTCTAATCTCAAGCTCTTGATTTACTTGACGGTGTGTCCGGCTGGACCGGTCTTGTGATTCACTCCGGACTCATCCGGGAATGGCATCGCTACATTGTTGTACTGATTGTCGCCAAAGCGGGCGAACTCCTTACCATCCGCCTCACCTGGCATGCTGCGCTTCTTGGCTGTACCAAAATGGCTCTCAACCGCACCTGTCATTTGTGCGTGCTTTGATTTCTCTATGAATTCACTCATTCCTTACTCCTATTTCTTGACACAGGTCATATACGTATCTAGGCAGGCTTCTTTGTAGAACTTCTGCGCATATTGTTGATATTCAAAGGCTCTCGAGGCGACATCGGGATGCAAGCTATATCCGCCTGTCACATCAAAATCGCACTTGTAGCCTTTGGGGTTAAATTCAATATCGTTATGCGGCGCATTGCCTTTGCGCCAGTCTTTGTTGATGTAGTAATAGAGCATCTCTGAGACCGGCGGCCATTTGTGAGTGAAGTCACCATAAGCACGTTGGGAGGCCCAGTGCGGCGTAATGATCAGGGCCTTGCCGCCTTTAACGAGCACCCGGTACATCTCATTGAAGATATGCACCCGCTCTTGGCCGTCGAAATGCTCGAGGACATGTGACATGTGAATCTCATCACAAGAGGCATCGGCCCACGGCCACTTCTTGCGCATATCGAGAACAACATCGACATTATCGAACTTGATGGCATCGGCATTAACGAAGCCATCCATTTTTGACCGACCGCACCCAAGATTGAGCTTTAAGAGCGGTTTCTCTTCTATCTGTGCGTTCATCTGATTAGATAGCCTTCAATCTGTTCTCTGAATTTTTCGAACCAGCCCAATTTCGTATTGCACACATGACAAAGGATGCCGCGCACCCTCCCGCTTTTGTGACAGTGGTCAACATGCCAGCCGCGTTTGCTTCTCGCAACTCCGCTATCACAAATCGCGCATACTGATCCATTGGCGGCAAATAATTGATCGAATTCGACAGCCGTAATCCCGTATTTTTTCTTGATATTGTAATTGCGAATCTTTTCTTTATAGCGATGCTTGTACTTGTGATAAGCCCGCTTGCTGGTGGCATTGTGTTCAGCGCGATGCTCAGAACGCCATTTAGCAGCGGCTACCCGCTTATGCTCCTTTATTTCCGCATCGGTATATTTTCTAACTCGAGGCTTACGCGGCTGCTTATGCAAATCACGCCATTTTTTGGCGTAGGCCGCTCTCACTGCCCGATGATGTTCCAGCTTAGCTAATGCGTTCTTCTTTGCTCTGTATGCCTCAATATCTTTCGCTCGATATCTGGCACTTTTTTCGGCCGCTGTAAGGACCATAACAACTCCCTGTAGTGAGTCATTATAGTATCATGTCTCCTTACCAAACGAAGTCCGCCGCTCCGAACTTGCCTTCCAAATCGTAGTGTCCCACTTTGACTGAGCAATCGATCGCACATCTATAACCGTGTTTTCTGAGATCGCTCCACGCGTAGAGGTCCTGCGTACTCACGCCACCTTCTACCTGCGTCTTGAACCAAGGCTTACGCAGCTTGGGATCCTTAAACATGCTCATCCGCCAGAGATTAAATCCCATGCCCGTCCCACAGCATTCGACCAATCCCCCATTGGGATCGGGAGGTTGAGGCCTGAAATTGAGGATTGGATCTTTGGCATCGCCCCAGATCTGCGCACATCCACCGGGCCCTTTGGTGAAATAGAGTCCGCCAATACATGCAAATTCGGGGTGTGCATCCATCTGTTGACAGAGTTTAATAACACCATCTGAAGGCACGAGGTTGTCATGCTCTAAGGTCAAGATGTATTGCCACTGGGATAGATCGGGATGGGCTAGGACTTGCTCTATCGCAGTCGAATAGGCCTCACCCACCTCCATTCCTAAGGCTAACAACCTGCACACACCGTTATTAGGCGGGAATGCGATGTTCCAGTGTGATAGCGCGACTTTTGCTGGAATAGAGTCAGCTGAAGGCAGCAATACAACGATGTTTTGCCGCTTCCAAGCCGCTTCTTTCCTCAATCTCGCACTGGTTTTGACGATATCGCGGTTATGCTCACCGCCCATATCGGCCATGATCAGTTGCGGTTTCACGCTTTTACCCAAGCCATGGTTGCCGGATAGACAAGCGTAAATGCGGCCGCAACTGTTAAAAAATTGTTAAATTGATTGCCAGGGCCAAAAGTGGCAGCGCCATCCCCGGTGTTATTAAAATCTTCCGCTGTTGCACAAGCTACGCCACCACTGCGGCCCGACCAAACAGACGTGCGCCCTGTAAATGCAATAGGCGATGTTCCTGCAATAGGAGCGGTGGCACTAAATTGCGTATCAAAACAAAAGCCAAATAATAATGTGCTACCAGAAGAGCCCACGAGGCCTGAACTAATCGTATTGGCTCCGACACCTGGACCGGTCTGCAAAACACCTTGCGGCGTGCCGCTTATATAATGTCCTGCGTTAGAATATTCAGCGACATAAATGCCCTTTCCAGAAAGGCCCACTGTGTCAGTAAATGTCGTACTGCCACCTATAGCATTAGCCCATAACAGCTCTAATTTATAATTGCCACCTGCCCTGACTGCGGACACAAGGGAAGTCCAAGTCTCCCCAGCACTGCTGGTAAATACGGAAGATTGCGTGCTGTCGTAGGTCGTCACAGCTATTAAAAGATTGGCCGCTGTAGTTGTAATGGCACCCGATGTAATCGAAGCGGGATTCGAAGTAGTAGATGTTTCTACTTGTTGAACAAAAGCAGGAGAAGGCATTAGTTAAACCTGATGAGATTTGTCATGGAAAGCGTACTCAATAAAGTACCAGGCCCTACCGTTAATTCGCTGAAGCCTTTCGGAAGATTCAAGCTCATCAAAGTGACAGTATTAACCCCGCCATTCGTGCCCGTTCCAGGAACAACAGCATTCCCGGTAAGCACCGTCGCACCATTCAATCGAACATTGCAATTAGCGGCACTTGCCGAGGTATTGGTAAAATCAATCGCAAATGAGTAACTACCCGCTGCCGTGCAATTGACTAGATAGGTAATGATGCCATTGCCGCCGATAAAGTTCGGTGGCGACAGGCCGCTCACATTGAAATTAGGGTAAGGCGCTGCAAAATTGCCGACATAATTATATGCCGCAAAGCTCGAACCATGCGTAGAAACTATATTCCTGATCGGAACATAGGTATTGGGCATATAAATCTGCAAGCCACTCAAAATCGGCGAACCTGAAGTAATCAGATTCTGGTAACTATTCGAGAGATGATCCTCACATCCCAAATTGCTGGTATTGCCTTGCGCACCGCTCTCAAAATGCGAAATACCATTAAAGCCGCTATCAAGCATTCTGCTGCACAAGCCACTGATGACAGCTGTCATACCAGAATCGACTGCAGTGGCACCGCCATTCACCAAGCCTGAATTTTCTGCGTTGAGCTGCCAGCCGCCCTCATAACCGATCAAGCCATTCATGCCCCAATAACGAGCTTGGGTCGCCATCTGCTCGGCGCCCACGTTGTGGATAATGTTAGCGAGTGAATACCCGGCACCGCTCGTTAAATTAGTTTCGATCTGTGCAATGGTTGCAGTGGCTGGAGTCAAGCCACTCGTATTCAAATATGGCGCACAGCTCACCCAATGCATATCGGCCGGAATATTCCAGCCTTGCGAGGAGGCGTAACTTAAAGCTTTATCCAAGAAGAAACAGCCATTGCCGCTACCCTGCTGGGTTGCTAGGACTGTTTGCACGTCGGTGCCATAACGAGAACCAAAAGCGGTGCGCAGAGCCGGACAGATGTTGGTATGAAATAGATACGCAACCATGCGGTATACGGAGAATAAACTCCCTTGAGTCATCGCTACAGGCCCCACGGCCTGACCGACACTCACCGTCCAAGTGGTACCGGAACCGGAAACAAGATAAGTGCCAGTGGCGACCCCTGCGCCGTATACAAAACACGTAGTGCCAGAAAAAAGAGCGCCCGTTACACCTGAAACGGTGAGCGTGGTACCTGAGATTGTGCCGGTAAATGAGGCATCCGGAGTGACTGCAACACTGATCGCACGAAGCGCCCCGCCTGCTGTGCCGGTGCCGTTCCAGAGTTCATTGCCAATCTCGAGATAGATCGGCACGCCTACGGCTAGTCTTTGCAGTGAGACGATATCGGCCGCTAGATATGTACCATCATCATTGACGGGCAGACAATGCCAGATGCCGGTATTGCCGCCGGCCGCTTTCAGAACAATCAGAAAATCTATGAACCATTCAAGCGGTAGATGATCGGCACCGCCGCGCATGGCTTTGGTATTTGTTGGTGTTGCGCGCGTCGTTGAGGTATTGGCGATGGCATTCGTCCATGCGCCCTTGTACTTCATGTCTCTAAGCCAGCCGAATTGCTTGTAAAAAGCAACTGATTCAGTTGTGAATAAACTGGTCGCCGAATAGCCGTTTACATTGCCGACATTGCTTTGGCTTGAACGATATGCAGGCAAGTATGCAAACACATACTGACAGCCCACACCGGGAGTGACCGAGGTCACTTTAAATGTATAAGTTGCCTGATTTGCATCGGGTAATACATCAAAGGTCGTCGTCATCGAGGCGCCAGAGCCTGTAATAACGATGTTATTGACCGTACAACCATTATTCGCTGCAACCGTGCCGACACCGGTAAAGCCACAGGCAAACTTACCCGTACCTGTGGTCTGCCAGGACTGCACAGTACCACCGCCTAACTCATGTAAGACAACGCCAAAGTCTTCCGTGGGCCAGCCGTTCGAATCTACCGCCGCATAGGAGGCAAAACCGCTTGCAGGCGTCGTAAAACCACGCGAGCTTCGAATCTGATCTTGAAAGATCGGGAAGTCCTGCGTGGACATGTAATCGCCAGCAAAGTTGATACCGACCGGATTTGCTACGACCGTAACAATAGCGGGATCTGGAATATAAGCAGCCCCGCCCGCTTCAATAATGCGCCCGCCCATCATCCCAACGTGCATCAGGCGTTCCTAAATACCAAAGCGATGTTGGCAGACTGAAGATTGGCACCTGTTGCATTGATTGCAGAAAGTGATATCGCAGCAGGACCACCCGTTGAGGCAGCTGAATAAAGGCCCATGCCTGAATACAAATTGTTACTGGTTGCGGTCGCACTGCCCATTTCTGCGTAATTCTGCCCGGCTGCCATACTTGCCCCCATCAGAGAGAAAGAGGCTGAGCCTGCGGTATTGGCAGTAACAACATTGACACCGACGTAATACTCGCCCTCGGTCATGTTGAAGTTGAGGGGAATAGAGACAGGACGTATTGCGGCTTGCGTTAACTGCGTCTGCCCTGCTGTATTGGAGGCGAGCGTATAGGTCGACTGCGTAGACCCTGAGGACAGGGACGAAAGAGTGCTGGCATTGCGGGTATAGATCACTCCATAGGCACTGAACTGATAGGTCTGTGTTCCAGCCCCGCCCGAGGTCGAATAGCTCTGCGACATCAGGACATCCATTCTGGTCCCTGTTAAGGGGACCTGGACGTCCATGTATTGCACTGAGAGCGTGCCGTTACCATGCGCACCGATGGTGCTTAGGCCATTGCCGTCCGGGTAGATATAACGGGTGCGGTAGGTCTGGGCCACCCCGATACTGATAGTTGAGCCATTCGTCGATATCGAAGCTAGACCAGTGGCCGAGAGGCTCGAGGAGGCGAGACCTGAGATCGTAATCGTATTGCCGGCGGTCGATAAAGTAACCGCACCCGCCCCCACCAGGCTCGAGCTATTCATAGCCGAGATGCTGATCGACATCGAACCTGCGTTATTGGAGCCAGACAGGGTAATGTTGTTTCCGCCTGCCAGGATCAGCTGGTTGGAGGCTATCCCGGTGGTCCCCGTGGTATTACCACCCGTAGACATACCGACTGAGAGCAGTGTTACAGCGGTAGAAGCAGGAGCAGAGATAATAAAGCTATTACTAGACCAGCCGGCAGACAGAATTCCCGCTGCAGAAATATTGAAATTGGTGAGTGCGTGGGTGGAGGATGATGATTGTCCTGTGGTGTTCCCCGCCGCATATGCTCCACCTGATGTTAAACCGGCCGCCGTAGCCCCGGAGATGACCACAGAGCCGTTAGAAATGCCGACCGATATGTTTCCAGCCCCGCCGAAGGAAAGGGCCGTGCCCTGCACCGTGCCGGAGGTGTTTTGGGTGGTCTGCGAGACACCGTAGATACCTACCGTGGCATTGGACTGTGCCCCTGAAACAACCACAGAACCGTTACTGATCCCTATCGAGACATTACCCGCCCCGGCAAAGGTCATGCCCGTAGCGTTCACCGTCCCGGAGGTCAACTGGGTGGTGTTTGAGAGTCCGTAGATCCCCACCGTCTGGTTAGACTGAGACGGGACCGTGTAAGAGGCAACCAGAGAGCCGTTCGAGGTGTAATGGCTTAAACCGTTCAAGTTGCCAAAGGTAACTGTTGAGAAGGCAAAGGAGCCATTTGACCCTGAGACAGCCATGGCAGCTTGGCTGACCGAGGCTGTAATCGTGCCTGCATTCAGACCAAAGCTGACACCGTTTGTATTCGAGAACGTTAAGCCCGTCTGACTACCCGACTGTGTACCCGCAGAAGCGACGATGCTTGATATCAACCCGGCGGTTGCTGGAACCGTATAGGAGGCCGTTAGAGTGCCAGCGCCTGCCCCTGATGAGAGGCCGAAGGTCAGACCGTTGCTATTTGAGAAGACCAGGCTGCCGGTGGTCTGGGTGGTATTTGAGGCTGCGACCGCTGCTATACCTGCCGCAGGGCCCGGATTGACCGTAGCGGTAAGGACACCGGCATTTAGGCCAAAAGACACCCCGTTTGAGTTCGAGAAGGTGACTACACCATTCGAGACCGAGGTGGTCCCCGCCGATACCCCGACCCCTGATCCTGTCCCCGCAGCCCCTGAGATGACTATCGAGCCGTTACTGATACCGATTGAAACAAGACCAGCGGCTGAGAAGGTCTGAGACCTTGCATCAATCGTCCCAGAGCTTGATAGGGTCGAATTACCGGTGACGTAGTAGCCACCGGTCTGGTTGGTCTGGGTCGGGACCGTGTAGGAGCCGGTAATAGTCCCTGCATTTAGCCCAAAGCTGAAATTGTTGGAGTTGGAGAAGGTAATACCGGTAAAAGTGTTACTGGTCGTACCCGCACTGACTCCAAGATTACCCGCTCCCCCTCCTCCAGCTGCTGAGGCAGTTAGAAAACCGCCATTCAAGCCAAAAGTAACCGTGGGGGAGTTGGCAAAGGCGCCTGAAATCTCCGAGCCCACCAAAGATACAAGATGGCTAGCGTTCCACTCCGTCGGACCCACCTCATAGCTCGGATTCTCCGGCGTGGTCATCGTCTTGGAGTGATTGATAGGCATTAAGAATCCTGGCCGTTAAGGGCTACAGAAAGTAACGGGCATAAAAAAACCGCGGTTAGGCGGTTTGGAGTGACAAGTTATCCAGCGTGCCTGTTTGTAACACTTTCAGGTGCGTTAGGGGAAATCTTTTGTAGGAGTTCGTGATGTACCGCATGCTCTGCCTGTCTTACACGCGCTCTTGCGGTACGTGTTTGACACCCTAACTTGCTTGCCACATGCCCGAAGGTTAAGCGCCTTTGGTACCTTAAGATCAAGACTTGCCGGTACTCCCAGGCTATCCGGCATACAGCCTCTTCCACCTGCCAGACATCGGGCGGGATATGCCCTGAACCAAAGAGGGGTGTTTTTAGCGCCCTTTCGCCGAACATCGGCGACATTGACGGATAGGAAATGTTTTGTGATTCGCCCCATCTTGCCCACTCTCTTAAGAGCCTGATTGTGGATAAATGAATCACTTCGCCTCCATGTAAAAAGGGCGGGCTGTCCCGCCCCAAGTCCTATCGCCTGCTTACATTTGGGTCTGTCTTGGTCTCGCCTTTGGTTTTCTGGTCCCTCTGTAAGTCAGCCTGGCCTCTCTGTACGTTCTGCTCGGTCCTCTGCGTGTTCTCATCGTGCGTCCCTTGAGCCGAATTGACCTGCGCACGCTGGTCACGTGTTGCAAAGTGATTGCACCAAAAGGAAGCCTCTATGAGCTTCTGTTTGATCACTTCCACCTCGAGGCCGTGCTGGCCCTTGATGACGTTGTTATCGATAAACCGCAGTAGCTCATCGCATTTCTGGCGTATCTGCTGCACGGTTTTATGCTCAGGTGAGCCGCTATCCATCGGCTTGTATTGGGTCCGAAATAGATTCGGATCGTTCATCGTGTTTCTAGTTACTTCTGCTGTTGCACTCATACATCGCCCCTTGTCGTTGGTTTACACACATCAACTCAAGTAATTCTCTATCGCCTTCTTGGCCGCTTCCCAGCCTTTACAAACTGCCGCTGCGTAGCCGACGCTGAGCATGTCTAGCTGAAACGCCGCTTGCTCCATACTCACTACCCCTAAATGGCGCCTCTTCAGCTCGATCCAGAGGCCGCCTGCACTAGCCGTAGGGATGGCTAGCAGGTAATCAAATACGCCTGCCTTAAATCCCGTGCGCTTCATTCTCGCCATGGTTATGTGGCGTTGGCGAAGATCACCACCCAAATAGGCACCATTTGGAATCATGATCAGAAAGTTGCTCAAGGGAGCGCCCTTCCATCTCTTGACCCTGGCCCATTCGCACAGGCACTGCGCTTCCTGATCTTCGGTGGGAAGGGTCGCTTTTAACTTTAAGGCAGCTATTTTCACCCTGTTACGTGCTTCACTGCCCACATCACCGCTTCTTCGATCTTCGTCAACGCAAGGGAGATCTCTCTACTTGCTCCAATGTCTTTGATCAACGAATGAAACTTCAAACCTTCATCCTTGATCGCCCGCATCTGGTCCTGCTCGGTTCCTGTGAGCGTACGATAGGTGTGTCGCATCACATTCCCATTGCTCGTTACAGTTACTGATGTATCACTCATAATCGTCTCCTTTGATTAAGCCGTTTCTTTCTGCTGCTGTCTGTGACGCTCGCAAACTCGATTGCTTCGCGCTTTGTTTGGATCTCACGCGCTAGATTCTCGTAACCGTTCCGGCCATGCATCCAAATCTCAAAGCCGCGTATCTTGTCGATTATTTCGTATGGATAGGACTTACTCATCAGACCCTTGGTAATCCAGTTGCTGTTTTTGGGGCCGTGCCAGTTGCTACTTCTTGAGCCTTGAGGTGTGCGCCGTTTCATTTGGCCACCCGCTTTTTACAGCCCTTGGCATGCCATCCGAAATGAAAGCCGCATTCCTCACAGCCGGTTTTCTTGATAACGATAGGATCGCGCTTGGGCTTGCTCATCCACCACATGCGTATGGGTTGCCCAGACTTATCACGCTCAATTGCCCAACTCATTGTCAGCGGCCCCTTACACTGTCTTTAGATAGAAACGCAATGACAGGGTTGCGCATCTTGGTATTCTTAATGCCCGGACAGTTATCCCCCTATATGCGGCAATGGCTGTCAATAGCGGCCGGCGAGGTAGCGCACTCAGTCCGGCCGCTTTCATTTCATCCTCATGCGGGCTGTAAGACTTGTGACGCGCGAGGCCATATCCTCACTGTTGCCGCTGCATATGGATTTCGATGGTCTTTGAGTCTCAGCAAGCATGCAACGAGTCTCAAGAGCTGCCGCCGATTCATGTGGGTAACGCTTAATATCGAGCAAGTTGGCGTGTTCCATTGCCCGGTGTAGAAAATCAGCCTCTTTTGCTCTTGCTTCAATAATTTTTGGATCTTGCGGCGCTTTGTGCTCGAACTGCTCTTTGTAGATCTCGTCTTTGAAGAAGCTTTCCGGGCCAATGACGAAATCAGAGCCTTCCTTGCCAGAGGCGATTGCATACGCTTTGTACCTTTTGATGCCTTCAATGATTTCACTCCAAGTTACATCCATCAGCGCACGCCTTACGGGTAAGAAAACACGCGGCCAGCGCATAGGGCCTGAGCGCTTTGGATACTCTGTCTTTAACTGATCGAGCCAGTCGGTTGGGAGATCGTTCATTGCAACAAAGCCTTAAAGTGAGCAGCTTCATCGCCGGTCAATTCAGGCTCAGGACATTTCGGTCTAAAATCAGTCTCATCATCCCAACTCTTTCCTCGGTTGCACTGATCGCAAAGCACCTGCAGATTGTCGAATTCAAGGGATAATTCAGGGTATTTGCGACGTGACTTAATATGATCAACAACGATTCGTTCGGTCGCTCCGCAACACATACAAACAGGGCTCCAAGCCTTAAGAACTTCATACCTGATCTTTGCCCACTGCCACGACGTGTAGAAGTCGTTGTGGGATTGTCTTGACTCGGCTCTCGGTTTAGCGGTTTTCTTGGGACTCTGATAGTGCTCTTCCATACCTAAACAAATGCTGCAAACGGTTCTACCCTCTGGAATCGTTTCACTGAATGAATCAAGCTTCTTTCCAGACATGCTGTTTTCGAGCTGACAATAAGTTTTGTCGGTAGCAGCATTCATAATGTGTATCGATCTACCCTGCTTTCTGCTGTTGTATCTGTACATGTCGGCCTGTCCCTTCGGTTGCTGCGGGCGCAACGGATTAACCAAAGAACACGTCTAAGTTAATCGTCGCCTGTCCCTTTCGGAGATAAGACGCTGCTCGCTTCATTCAGCCCTGTGGCTGCCCCTTATCGCGCTCCCGAGCTAACGCTGCGCGCCTGCTATTTAGGGACCCCTGGTAACAGGTCAATAGTCCGCACCCCAGCGTTATTGCTACCCGCCAGTGCAGACCTTTTTCTCTTCCGTTGCTGTGTTGCGTGAAACTGGATGCGCCAGTACCAATGCAGCCGTGAGTCATAGTCACGCGCTTGCGTCATCAACTTGCCCAAGCGAGCCATCAGACGTTTGCGTCCCGCCTCGCTCATCGCATAGGGCACACGGTTACGCTTCGCCGTAAGGCGTGGTGGATGATGTTTTTGACGTTTTGCGTAACTAGGCGCACAGTTAGGCGTCTTCCAGGGGATATAAGTCAGGACGCAATCTATGCCGGGGCACACCGGTAACTCGTTCGACATCGAGCACACGCTCTGCAGGAATGCGCTTGTTGCGGTTCTTCCAATTAGAAATATGGGATTGACCAACACCTAAAAGTTTCGCGAGCTTTTCTTGCCCGCCTGCCTTTTCGATCGCAGCTTCGAGTCCGGAGGTATTCATGCACCCTAGTATAACACCAATAGTAGTTTCCTTGTCAACACCCACTGTGTTATACATTTCACAGAAAATACGTGGTATGCCGCGTGCTGCCCCTTTGAGCGATTTCTGGAGACGACTCGTTGAAATGATCGGAAAGGAAGTAACCGTGAAGCAAAAGGAAGTGGCTATCTATTTTGGGGTTGGGCAATCGGCGGTCACCAAGTGGAAAACAGGCAAGGACACACCTAGCCTGCCGCGTGCGGTCGAGATGGCAACCTATCACGGGGTATGCGTAGAATGGCTCCTAACGGGCCGTGGGCCGAAATATCCAGGCGATACACCCGATGCAGAGCTATCTCGCCTGCTCGAGTTCTGGGACGACCTTGAAGAGCCCGTCAAGCATGAGATCGTCGGCTATGCGGTCTATAAGGGCGCAGTGCAGCCCAAGCCTGAAAAACCCGACAAACCGATCCATTCCAGCCATAGGCCAACCCGCCATAAATAGGGCACTTTTGCCGCCCTGAATAAATATTCTCGCTCGTTACCACTTTAGGTGTTGACAGATAACACCGATAGTGGTTTAATGCCTCCCATGGTCAACAAAACACAGGGGAGCGAGATGACAGTAAAGAAGGAACGCGCAGTGCTCGTGACGACCGCACATCGCGGCGTCTTTTTCGGCTACGCAAAGGAAACGAGCGGCGCAACGATTGCACTTCGCGCAGCACGCAACTGTATTTACTGGCCGACCACGCAGAAAGGTTTTTTAGGCTTAGCTGCGTTTGGTCCTGCTGAGGGTAGTCGTATTGGTCCTGCGGCTGATCTTGAACTGCGTGACATCACGAGTGTTGCTGCATGCACGGATGAAGCGGTCAAAGCATGGGAGGCGGCGCCGTGGAGCTCCTAATGATTCGCGGAGAGCAACCGGAGTGGTTTAAAAATTACGGCGACGGCTCCGGCTACGGCGACGGCTCCGGCGACGGCTCCGGCGACGGCTCCGGCGACGGCTCCGGCTACGGCTCCG